TTTTCAAGAATCCAAAACACAATGATTCCCGTAAAGGCTGCGGAGGTTATTTCACCTATTAATTCGATTATGTTGAATACCCTTGTATTGCCTTCCCTTAATTTTCTAAGAAAAGAAACAAATCCACCTAAAATAGCAAACCCAAGAACCCAGGCATAGGTGGCTATTGAATATGACGTAGGGTCCTTTTCCATGCTTATTATTCCTGTGTAAAATTGTAGAGTCGTAAAAAAACCCGCACATGGCGGGCTTATGGGGATTAAATAAAATTAAGACTCGGGAGGTTTCCAACTATTTAAATTATTGGCTGAATACACTGATTTCAAATCCGTGATGGACGGCTGGGGCTCGGTAGCATCCCACCATTGGATAATGGCATCTCCTTTGGGTATTGACGGATTAGCTCTACCCGGCTCAATTTCCATGATTACCATGTAATCTTTGCCATGAACAAGCACAGGATGTTGAAAGGTTATCGCCTTGATCGCTTGGTCGTGCGTAAAAAATGTCATATCGTCCTCTTATTTTCCAAGTATGTAGCCACGAAGATATATATACCAAGTCGTCCATGAAGCTCCAGTACCGGAATCATCTCCACCATCAGTGTGGTATCCACGCAATCCTGACATGACGATATTTGAACCCATGTCGTAAGTGCCATTCATACGCCACATACAAGGATTATTGCCTATGTCTGATCCAAGACCAGAACCAACTAAAATAGCACCAGATTCATAAATTCCTGCATAGTAATAGCAAGCACCGGCGTCAGCCTTGCCTCCTATTGCGCTTGACAAGGAGCTAATGGCACCTGATAAGGAAGAATCCGCAGCAGCCCTAGTTCCTGCTTCCGAACTGATAGCACCGGATAAGGAAGAATCCGCAGCAGCCCTAGTTCCTGCTTCCGAACTGATAGCCGCGTTTCTGTTGGATACCTCAGTGGAAATAGCCGCACCAATCGCTGTATTTCGGTTGCTCACTTCATTCGTGTCTGCTGTAGACCTAGCTGATGCTTCGGCTGCAACTGCAGTGGTTACTGATGAAGAAGTGGCAAACCCAGAAGAATCAAAAATGGTTGTTTCAGATCCGTCGCTATTGCGTTTCTTGAACTGAATATTGCCACTACCCAAATCGACTAACCGCTTCATTCCAGCGACTAAATTCGCCATTCCGGTGTAATCCATTGACCATAATCGGGAAATGTGACCCTTAATGGTTTGCAATACCTCAGAGGAATAATTGGATGTCGCGTCCGGTTTATTAAGATCGTTTAAGTCTGACATTTTAGTAACCGCCTATATTGAGTGAAACAGTTCCGCCACAACGGACATTTGACGCATTCCACGCTTGAACGTAGATGTAAGCTGTCGGGCCGGAGTCGTCGATAATGACGTTTAACAAAGCAATTGCTGGACTACTCAAAGGAGTAGCGGTAGCCGATACCACATCTAAGAATGGTTGTGTACATGCGTAAGGAGTACCGATTACGTCACTAGCATTCAAAGTTAACGCCGTAAATTCATTTACTGTCTGGCTGGCAATGGATACATGAAGCCGATCCAATCGGATTAAATCATCACCACCTGAAGCCGTTACCGTGTAAGTCACTCTCACATATCGAAAGTCCGAAGCCTGCACTTCAGTTGCGCCTGCTGTAGCGCTGATCCAAGTGGAATCATCTACACTCCATTCGATTAAAACCGAATCGGACAATGAACCTGCCATGACCACAGACAATGGAACGACTGAAATCTTACCGTTAGGCATGATCTTGCCAATATCGTGATGTTCAAAATAAGACCCTGAACTTTCGCTTGGCTCAAAATACAGCGGGAATCCTGCTGCAATCTGGTCTGCTATGTCCGTATAGCTTCTAGTTGAGAAGTGATCTGACCACGACTGGGAATTGACTGGTAAATATAAACTTCCAGCATCAACATAGCCATGAGTAATCGTTCCCAATCCCCAAGTTTCATCGTATTCATTTGCCAGGACAAAGTTCGTTGGCAATTGAACCGTCACATTCACGCTCGATGGCGTTCCTACGTTCCCGGCAACGTCAACCGCGACAATCCAGATAACCTTTGCTCCGGCCGATCGAAAAATTACAATGTCACTGCGAGAATCCGCGCCCGCTGAACCGTAGAAAGTAGCAGACGAAAACGCGGTTCCAGCCGATCCCATATAAATCTTGTAAGTCTGAATCGGTTGCGTAACCTTGGAATCACCCCAGCCTAATGCAACGGAGTTTTCCTGAACTTCGGATCGGTTAATCGTGACTGCAGCCGGTGCGTAGATCAGAATTGAAGCGCTGACCGGATTAACGGAATAATTACCGAAAATATCAACGTGCTTGGCCCAGACCGTATTCGTACCAGCTGGCAACCAGCCTAATAACTGGGTAGTAGTTTTGGCTTTGGCAATGAAAACCCCATCATCCCAAGATGAACCTAGCCGAATCTCGGTATAGTCCCAGTCCGGTTGCGGATCTGAATCCCATGTGACGAGTGAGCCGTTATTACTAGAATAAATTGCCAAGCCCGTAACATCGCTTGGTGGCAATTGCAGCATTTCACCTGTTACGGCATAGGAATAACTTGGAACGTCTGCTATGGACTGCTCTGCCCCGCCGTAAACGTTAAATGAAGTGAATTTGAAATAAATGGTTTTACCAACCATATCCAAATCCAATTCCTCAGACTTGGCAATGGCTGCATCCACTCTGGCAAATTTCGATCCGGTAGCCTTGTCTAAATGAGTGCTTTCATAGGCACCGCGAACCAAGTCCGTCAAGGTGTAATGATTGGCAGAGGTTAAGGTTGCCGTTTTATAAGCCAAATACTCGGTATGCGCACCATTGTTGACTACGCACAAAGTTTGTAATTGAGCTGCATCCTCGGTCGTACCGGAGAACAATTGACCGCCATTTCCAACCAGATTGACGGCCAGACTATTAGCTGAAGTCAGATCTGATGTTAATTGTCCGTAACGGGCACCGCCAAATATCCTATTCACCCGTTTATAAGATGATCCATCCAATGATGTCCAGATCGAGCAGCCACCCCAGTTGATATTATTTCCAGTTAATGCGGCCCATACTCCCAATCCATGAATCGTTAACTCTACCGGAGGCTCAAAGAAGAATGGAGTAGTCACATCGCCTGGAGCAATTTGGTAATTGTGAGCCCAACCCGCATTATTCTGATGCGGATATAAAGAAGCGCTTGCAACCCCAAAGTTGTATTCCTCGGCAACTATGGCCAAGTTTCCAGCTTCATCTTCATTCACTTCGGTAATGCGAACGGCAAAACGATCCAAACCTAGTAAATCATCGGTCAATGACACGATGTCCATTGGCTCTAATCGAGCATATCTCCATCCCAAAGTAAATTCATAAGTGTTTCGGATGTAAAGATAGCGTTGAAGGATGCTTTGGGCAACCAACATCGCAACGGTCGGGGTCGTCACCGAATGCAACTGAACGATGGATTGCGGCCTTAAACCATTGGCTTCAATGCTTGCTTGATCCTTTGCTGTTGCAATCTCAATATTGTAGGAATTCGCCCGGTTCATGAATTCAATCTGAACCTGATTGAATGCGTCTGCTGTCGTGTTGCGGGTGATCTTGATCGGATCTTCGCCAGTCGTGCTAACGATAAAGTCCTCTGAATTCAGGTCATAAACGGGTGACGTACTGGGAGTAAACGAATACCCATATTGAGAATACGACGCATCGTCTTGTGGAATGAGTTTAATCACACCATCCGACAAAATAGCTGAAGAATTCGTAATCACGCACAATTCATCCAATACGGCGCTGGCTGATTGCTGTGTATCGTAATTCGGGCTGATTAACAGGCCCTTTGCATAGCAATAACTTTCAAAAGGAGATAAGTCGCCAAAATCACTGGTAGAGAGTCCAGCACCATAACGAGAGTTCGTCATAATGTCGTAAACGATGTCTTTTGGGTTTGCATCTTGCATCGTTCCAACGCCAGCAATATTCTTTCCGTAAATCTCGAAGGAATAGTTATACATTCCAGCGCTTGAAGTCAGATCAACCTGAGACCCGAATAAGTAGGCTATCCCTGAATATCCAAGCGCTTCGCTGGGATGATTGCTGACCATATAGGATTGTGCCGATTGCCCGACCGATCCATCTTTTAGTTGAAATCCAATATCGCTCGGATTAGAAAACAGATCCTTGGAGCGCCAAACCGTAGCGATTCCGGCAATTGGGCCTTCGCACAATGCCAACATCAAAGCCGCTTGATAAGTGTAGGTTGTCGTGTAAGTCGTGGTAGATCCACCACCACCGCCTCCGCCACCACCTTTACCACCACCGCCACCTCCAGAGCTAGTCGTCTGTGAGGATGTATGGGCTATGGCATTAAAGTCCGTGTAATAAATCAGATTCGGTGTAACCCGTGCACAGCCATAAACTACATTTAGCGTCGTCCCCAATGTGGAGGTTTGAAACTGCATGGCTGAAAGCCGATTGTCTGTATTGCTGACGGTATTGCTCTGAGCGCCAGCACTAGCTCCACCAATTAAACCGCCCATTATTTTCCAACCCGATAGTATTTAGTTTCACGTTTGGCAAAAGCGGATCGGTTTTCATAAACCACGCCTTGTCCAATATAGGAATGAACAATCATGTCGTCATCCACGATAATTCCGGCATGGCTAAAGCAACGCCCGAACTTGTAAATAGCAACGTCTCCAGGCTGGGGATCATCAACCTCAACCCCATAGTCATCGAGCCAACTTAAATAACGCTCTTCCCCGCGATGAAAATGCCAATCAATCGGGTAAGGAGTGGGATCGATGTAAGGAGTTAATCCAACCTTCTCGAACACTGCGCAAAGAAACGTAGCGCAATCGACACCAACCCCTTTAATTCTTCCCTGATGGTGATAAGGAGTGCCAAGCCATGTTTTTGCTTCTTTAAGAATCTTTTCGCTCATACTGCTGTTTCCGGTACAGGGATAAATGGAGTTCCCCTAAAATGAATAACGTTTCCAAATTTACCGTTGCAAGTTGTTTGCGTACCATCGCACCCGGGCCATGCTTGAAATTCATCTCCAGCCAAAGGATTGTTCGGCAATGGCGGATCAAATGTAAATGTCCCGCTGCTGGCATAAAATGCTTTGACAGTCCTTTTAATTCCTGAATTCAGCCCACTGGTAAAAAGAATCGATCCTTGGCTGAAATAGTTATCAGGGTTTGAAACGGTCGTGGTAATACCGCTTTTAAACCCACTGGTAACGTATCCACTCACTACAAAACTGGACTTGGCAGCTCCACAAGCATCGTCATACACCGAATTCATGCAAGACGATTGATAAACATTTCGCGGAATCTGCACGTTTAACAATTCCATACGCGATTTCACGTTCATCACAATTTCAGTTCCGGTTCCCGCTACATCGGAAACCCTGCCTTTAAATAGGATTAAATCGCCTATTGGTGATCCAGCCCATGAACTAAAGAATACTTTTCTGAGGTCAACGTCGGCACTGTCGAAATACCCAAAACTAAAGATGGCGGTCGATAACTTAATTCCACCAACCAGATCATTCACACTAGGGTAAAGGGTTAAAGCCAGCGTTGAAACTTGGGTTCCAATCGTGTTCTTGATCGTGTTTCTTTTGATTAACGATGTATTGGATAAGTAAGTCTGTCCGCCATAGGTAATGTTCTTGTCCGCAGTTGTCCAGCGATAGACGTTTCCGCTTTGCAAAGTAAACGTGAATAACTCTGCCATGAGGAATTCATCATTGTTTGCTAACAGAGCAATCAGAGCATCATTTGCCGATTTCATTTAATGCTCACAAACTCGACTTTTTTGGCAGTCCACAACTTGTAAAGAAATTCCTCGAAGTCCATCGAATCCTGCAAGAATCGGCAACGGTAGTAATACGAACCTGACCAGGACAAAATAGCGCTACTGGCGGGGGCACTCGTAAAGGTAATCAAGCCATTCGCTTGGGTAAATGCAGTAGTTGCAGTGCCATTCACCTTAATAATTGGAGTTCCATTGACAGCGTAAACTGGCTCTGTAAATCCTGAGAATGTCCGCACAAGACCAAATTGGGTTGTCGATCCATCTCCTACCCCAAAGGCTTGATCGGTTACAACATTGTCTTCTGGGTCCAGATATAGAAATGCACCATAAGAGCCACGGCATTGATTGAATAAACCAATTAAAGACTGCAGTTCGGCTTGGCCAGTCTCGCGCAATACGTTATAGGAAAGCGAAAACTGCCAGATCGGGTAAGAAAAATAAGACGCGCGCAATTCTTTACCCGATAAGGCCTTTTGGGTTTTGGTGGACCACATAGGCGTCTTTTTATTGTTCCAGGCCAAGCCGGGCAATGTCGGGAAAACAGGAGTTGTCATTATGCGAACTTAATCTGGTTATCGCGGTGCATGGAAGTAATCAACTTGGCTAATTCATTTCTATGAAGAGCAAGGAAACCACCGGGCATGGGTGAAGCATTGATATTGAATGTATTGCCACCACCAATACCGCCACCACCGGATAGAGAATCCCTTAAGGGGTTGGCAATATGGGCTGGCAATACCATTTCTTCTTGGTGCAGCTGGGTTAACGGATTTACGCCGGAAGGAATGTCATACCCACCCGAAGCCGACGCCATGTAACCCATGGCCAATGCATAGGTTTCAGCGCCAACACCTGGAGCCATCGCCCAACCCGTTACCGGAATTGCTGCAACCGATGCCATGGCAGCGGTTGCAGCGATCGAGGCGTTGGATAAAACTCCAGCAATGCCGAGTTCTTGCTGGGTAGCAGCTTGAGCGACTGCAGATGCTTGCTGTTGAACCGTTAACGCTGCTTGAGTCTTTTCCGAATAAATCAGCTTCGTCAGTTCGCCAACAATCCATTTGTCCACCATGCGATTGACAAGATTATTAACAAACGACAGCAAGATTGACTGAAATATCTTGGTCATTGCCTGCTGCAGTGTCTGGGTGCCTTGAATAATCCCGTTTATTGCAGTCGTAAAGGCTCCAGTAATTGGTGATACCCAAGAAGCAACGGCTTTTTGCTGCTCGATCGCCATATCGCTGTCAATCTTTTGGACATTCTTGGCGTGGGCTTGTTCTAATAACTCGATGGCATCTAAAGCCTTTTGTTTTGCTACCTTATCTTGGTCATATAGTGCAGCTTTATCCTGTAGCGCTTTAAGTTCAATTTGATATTTTTGATTTTCAAGTGCAAGCAATCCAGCCACTTCGTCTTGCGCGCTAATTTGATTGAGGTCTTTTTTCGCTTTTAGTGCGCCTTGAGCTGCCGATATTTCAGCCAAGCCCATTTTCTCAACTTGAGTGATTCGTTCGGTATCGAGCGCCTTTTCATCGGCACGCTCTTTTTTCATTTCTTCGAGCTGAGCCTGAGAAATCTTGCGTTTAATAGCGATTTGTTCGGCACCACTGGTTGTCTGTGTAGCAAGAATGCTCTGCCAATAAGCAATTTCATCCGCCTTGGACATTTCGCGTAAATCGTGTTCTTGCTGGTACAGAACTTTTTGAGCGGCTAATTCTTGCTCCCATTCGCCCATTTGGCTTGCGCCTTTTTGGGGTTTGGATAAATCTACGCTATCGCCTGTAGGGCGTGCCCCTGATTTCTTTTGCGGCTCTTGCATCTTGGCCAAGACTTGATTGGCCTTTTCGCCCAGTGCATCAATGTCGCTGGTCATTTTGGTAATCGCTTCACCAGCTGCAGAGAAGTTCCCTGTAAAGGCGAGCTTAACGGCTTCCGATACCCCAACCAACAACGTGCCAAGGGCTAGAAATGTGTAATACAGCTTTACGGCCAATTCGGCAAGGAAGGTTAATGCGGTTGCGAGGATTCCTGCCGCTCTTGGCCCCTCTTCACCCATCCATGCTCCAAGCTGGACCATTACAGGCAAAAGAGCATCACCAACCTGAATTTCCAAAGATTTCATGACGAGATTCATATCCCGCTGCTCTTCTTTGTAGCGCCTAGTCATGGCCGCGCCTTCTGGGCCGACAATCAAATGCAATCTCTCGGCAGTTTCTTGCGCTTCTTGCATGGTTTCAGTGTTCATCTTCATGAGTTGACGAACTTCTCCCCAACCACGTCCATACACTTTCTGACCCGCAATATTTTGCTCTGTGATGTTGCCGATAGTTTTTAACTTATCGTTGACATCAACCATGATTTGCGTAATCGGTCTAAAGGCACCTGTTTCCGTGTCTCTTACTGCTACACCCAAGGTTTTAAATGCGCCTTGGTTATTGGCTAATTGACGCGACATCATAAGAGTCGCTGTAGTGTAAGTCTCTGTTGAAACTCCGATATGGTCTAAGGCTACCGCCATTACTGAGGCTTCCTCAGTTGTGACACCCATAGCTTTAGACAGCTTTGTAATTTCACCATTCCATTCGGTTGCAGCTTTCATGCTATCTTTGAAAATAGCTCCGCCAGCCAAAATTGCAGATAAAGCAAGGAATGGACCTTTAATAGCAGTCATGACACTACCAAGGGACTCGAATGTCCCCTTCATCTGGGTAATGGAATTCTTAACAGCGCTGGCGGCATCTTGGGCCGCACTGATCGCGCCCGAGGCATCACCCCCGAACTTGACTTCGACGTTGTTATCAGACATGTGTGCTTCCAAAAAGGAAAAAAGGCCGCACAATGGCGGCCTTCTTGA